ACTAGCCATTTTTTCAGATGTAAATCCTGCTTCTTTACTTAAAGCCCATTCCATCCCTTTTTTACCTATTCTTTTTCTTTCCTTATCCCCCATATCGTACATAGTTCTTATTTGTAAAGCAGCTTCTTCTGATGAACACCTATCATCATAAATGTATGGTGTTTTTGGAGAGCCTACTAATGATAAATTTGATGGGAAAACTGGTAAAGCCCACTCACCACATTTTGTGTACGTTTTCTTATGATTAGAAGGAATATCTGGATTTGGTGTATACCATTTTCCTTTATTATCAACAAATCTCATTTGATCTTGCATACCACCTGTTACATTAGCAATAATAGGAGTACCTGTAAGTAAAGATTCTGTTAATGATAACCCCCAACCTTCAGCTGATGATAATAAAATAGTAGCATCTGCAACATTATATAAAAGAGACATTTGCTCAGTTGTTAATTTATTTGCCGAGATTCTAATATTATGATCTTTATCAGGGAATAAAAATTTAATTACTGCTGGTAAATCAGTACCATGATCATCTATAGGATTTGTATGTAATACAAATTGACATTTACTTCTTTCTTCTTTAGGTAAACCATCTAAAAAATATTTCCAAGCTAAAATTGTATCTGGGATTGATTTTCTTCTAATATTTCTAGAATTGAAAAATAAAGTAAATTTATCTTTACTCATACCCTGTGAAACATAATCATCAATTTTTTGTAAGTCTTTATTATCCTTATCTATAGGTTTAAAAATATTATGATTTAAACCATGAGGGATATATTTAATAACCTTAGATTTTCCATCTTTACCTAAAACCATCTCATTTATATTTTTGGTTTGTTTAGATATCCCAAATAAGGCATCACATGAGTTGTAAAAGTCTTTATTATACATTGGAGCTGGTAAATCATCCCAAATGTTTAAATATGCAATTGGAATTTCTTTTCGAATCTCATTTTCAATGTTGAATAACCATTCAAAATATCTAGGATCTGTAATTAAAAATAAAGCATCAATTTTTTCCCTTTTAATTACCTCTCTTAATAAATCAGGATCACCATAACCATCACAAGGATATAATGTTACTTTGGAGTCATTAATTCCTATTATTTTATTAGTTGCTTCACTTAAATCTTGGATATTACCCTTATCTGGGTGTTTGATTGCTCCTGCTAACTGAGTCCAATTATATCTATGAGAAGTATTGGTTACTATTTCTCTACCTATTTGAGCAACCCCTGAATGTACTCTAATATCATCTGTTAATAGTAAGATATTTTTTCTATCTTTTTGTTTAATATAACCTTCTTTCATTTAAATAACTTTTTTTAATTACTATTACTTTTCTAAATTAACTTGTGAATTTATTTTTTTTCTAAAATCTTCATCTGTTAGATATAGAAATAAAGATCTATCTGCTAATTTTTGAAAACTAAATTTTCTTTTTACACATTCGATTTTAAAATCATCAAATAAATCACTTTTTACTTTTACACTAGTTAGTGTCATGTCTTTTGAATTTGCCATAATTTTTATTTTAATTTATATTTGTCTATACATATATGCAGATTAAAAATTCTTGCCAACAGCATTACATAGTTCTGCATTTTCTTTATATGGACAAAATGAGCAATTCCATTTACTTGGGTTTGCGTTAAATATAGTATCTTTATATGTACCATCCAAGTTGAAAGCTTTATTTATAAAATCATCTAAGTTCTTAGTAGCTTTATTTACTTTATTCCTACCAGATGCTGGGGTAAAAGTTTGTATTCTCTTTTGAGGAAATTCCCCATCTAAATATACTTTTCTTCTAACTATAAAAAATTCAATATCAATGTTCTCAATAGGTATATTATACTGTTTACTAAAGAAGTATTTATAAAGTATTAATTGAAATTGCTTAGACTCATCTTTTTTAGCGTATTTACCCCACCCCTTTGTTGACGTTTTTATGTCGATTATTTTAAATGTCTTTGTGGGTTCATGGTACATTACGATATCTAAATAGCCCATGTATTTAACGCGGTTAAGACGCAGATTAGGCGCAATAACTATAGGTATCTCACAACCAACTAAATACCATCCTTTTTTACTAAAATGACCACCTTTTTTCTTTTTAAAATTTTGGAGGATTGCTATACCGTCATCATAAAATTCTCTTAATTCTTCAGGTGTACTAAAATGTTTCCCTTTATTCTTTTTATAATCATTAGCATAGCATTCTCTTAATGTTTCTTCAAATAATTCTTCTATATTAATTCTATCAGCTTCAGCACCACTAGTTTCATACATTACATCTAAATAATGTTGTAAAACTTCATGTAGAGCTGTTCCAAAAGTCATATGAATACTTTGTTCACTAATTTTATGACCATCCCTATATTGGAGAGACCATTTTTTAGGACATTGAGTAAACATAGATAATTGAGAATAAGATATATTCTTTTCAACTGCAAAATTAAGAGGAGTTGGAGGGTTTTCCCTAATATCTCTTACTATTATAGGTAATTTCTTTTTAGCCAAAATTTATTTTTTCCACTTATCACGACCTACCAACAAGCCAATAATTCCATAATTAGCAATATCTAAAAATGTATCTTCCATACCTTCACCTTTAACAAAATTCTTACCATTCACCAGTAGATTTTTTAGCCTGGATATTTTATCAGTTAGTCTAATTGCTAATCCTGTTAATGAGAATGTTTTATCTGCTTTACTATTAAGGATATCTCCACCTAATGATATATTATTCAACCCATAATCCATATGTTTAGCCGCAAACATTTTATACATTTCTTTTTGAATTTGTTTAAATTCCTCTGATAATTCTGGGTATTCATGTTCAAATACTTCTACTGCAGTTGAATTAATAGTTGGTATTGGTCTTTCTAGTATTTTATTTTGTACAGGATTCCCATCATTAATAAATGTTGGTTTTTCTTTTTTAGTAAATTTAGCATTCATTATTTCTCTATCACTCATATCATTTTGTTCCTCAAACTTTTTAATTATATCACTCATTAATAACTTCTTTGGTGGGTTTATTAAAATATTTCTCTAATGCCTCTAATCTATCATCAGCATCTACTAACATTATTAATGCTTCTTCTGCATTTTTATAAAAGTCTCCTGTAGAATGATCACCAATACCTACTGCGTGATTTGATAATAATTCTAAACTAAGTAATGCTTTTGATTTATCAGCTAATGCTGAGTCTTTTAACATATTATATACGTGTGCTATCATATTGTTTTCAATAATTTTTTAATTTCTTTATCTTCTAAACCTACACCCTGTAGGATATTTTTTACTTCTGATTTTCCTAATATTGGAATATACGAACAAGCTTCATCAAATCCAATTTTTAAATAATTAGCTATTATTTTAGATAAATCTTTTGTATCTTTTTTATTTTGGTTTTTAATGTATTTATTCCAAATTTTCTTTTTAGGAAGTATTTCTTTATAAAAATTATAAAGACCTTCTTTATCGGTTGGGTGGAATTTTTGAGCTAAATTAACTATGTCAATGTATCCCTTATTCATAGATAAAAATCTATGAACCATGTAAGAATTCCACCCATCCCAATCTTCTTTTTCAAATTGGGTGGATGGAGTTTTCTTAACAGTTATTTCATTTAACCAATTAAATACAGTCATTAAATAATATCTTCTTTATATTCTTCTCTTAAATCTGGAGGTAATGTTAAACCTACAATTTTTTGTGTTTCAGCATCATAAAATACTGGAATTGGCATTACTGCATCTTCATCTGTACCTGCTACAAATTTAGATACTTTTCTTAATAGAACTCCTTGTTGGAAAATCTTTTTTCCTTCTGGTGTTTCGAATGAAGTAGTGCTTTTTAAGTCTACTTGAGGTGGCATTTGTTGATTACTCATTTTTAATTATTTATTTGTTATTAATTTAATTTAATTAGTTGGTTAATTAAGGCCATACAATTGATTTCTTTATCAATTCTAAAATTAGATTGATATGAATATTCATTTATATGGAAGGCAACCATTCCTTCTTTTCCGGGTGCATATTCTGAAGATTTTTCATATAATGTTCTATATAATTCCTCAAAATCTTTTACATTAGCATTTGCTATAATTTGTCTAATATTAGTCCAAGATTTACCATTTGATAATTCTTTAAGAACATCTTTGATATAATTAGATGATACTAATGCTGTTGTATCTAAATTTAATTTGTTGTCTGTTGTAGATACTTGTATAGTATTGAGCATCTTACGAACATCAGGATAGTTATTATCTACAATAATTCTTAAATCATCTTCAACTGTAGAAATATTTTCTCTTTTAACTATTTTTACTAAATGTTTTAGAATATCTAATTTATTTGGAGGAACAACTTTTAATGTTTGACACCTTGATTGTAAAGGATCAATAATACGTTCTATAAAATTGCAAGTCAAAATAAATCTTGTAGTACGTGAAAATGTTTCAATAACATTACGAAGAGAAGCTTGTGCTTGAATAGTAAGAAAATCAGCTTCATCTAAAATAACCACTTTAAGGGGTTTGAATGACATTGTGCTAGCAAATCCTGATACTTTATCTCTAATAGTTTCAATACCTCTTTCATCAGATGCATTAATATAAAGATGATCACATTCAATATTTTTAATAATTAATTTTGCTAATGTTGTTTTACCAGTCCCTGCTGGTCCATAAAATATTAAATTTTGGATATCATTTTGACCAATATAACTTGATATTGATTTTTTAATACTCTCGTTACCTACATAATTATTTAAATTTGTAGGTCGATATTTTTCTACTAATAGTCCGTGATCTTTCATAACTTAAATATACAAAATATTTTTTAAAATTCCAAGCTTAAACACCTTGTCTAAACTCTCCATATATGGAAAACATTTTTTCTTCTTTCGGCTTAACTTGTTCTTCAGTTGAATGGATAGCATATAATTTACTTCCCATAGGATCTAATCTATATTCTCCTTGAAATTGGGATTTTGTTGAATATGCTTCTAAAGCTTCTGTTAA